CACCCAACCCGGCGGCTACGCGGCTGCAATAGACGGCGGCGACAAAATTACCTACGGCGGTTACGACATCCTGCAGCAAGCCAAAGGTGGCCTTGTAAAAAAGTCTAAAGGGTCAGCCCAACACATGCTGGATCGGTTAACATCCGCCCGATAAACAAAACACAGTAGGAAAGACAATGCCCATAGACAAGGTAGTAAATCTAGCCCCGAGCACCGACCTCATCGAGCTTGATGTTGACGAAGGCCAAGAGATTGAGATCATTCTTGAGGATGACGGCAGCGCTGTTATTGAGATCGGTGGCAGCGATGACGACGAGGATTTCTACGCTAACCTTGCCGAGGACATTGACCAGCAGGACCTTGGGCACATAGCCATCTCTCTGCAGACCTTGTTTGATGCGGACAAGAGCTCACGCGGTCAGTGGGAGGAGCTGTACGCCAAGGGTTTGGACCTGTTGGGTCTGCGGATGGACGAGCGCACACAGCCCTTCCGTGGCGCAGCCGGCGTGGTGCATCCAATGCTGACAGAGGCCATCATCCAGTTCCAAGCGCAGTCGTTTAAGGAGCTGATGCCCGCCAGCGGACCCGTGCGCACCCAGACTCTGGGCAAGGAAACGCTGGATAAGGTCCAGCAGGCAGCCCGGGTTCAGGACTTTATGAACTACCAGATCACCTCCGTGATGAAAGAGTACACGCCGGAGTTCGACCAGCTGCTGTTTTACACCGGATACGGTGGATCTACCTTCAAAAAGGTGTACTTTGACGCGCAGCTTGGCCGGATGGTGAGCCGGTTGGTGCTTCCGGACGATCTTTACATCCCCTACCACGGCTCAAGTGTGATTTCTGAGTGCCGGCGCATCACGCACCGAATTGCGATGGACTCTAACGAGTTTAAAAAGCGTGTTTTTGCAGGTGAATACCTTGATGTAGAGCTCTCGCCCGACGGTTCCAACAGCGGGCAGGACCAGATTGGCGCGACGATTGACCGAATTACGGGTGTGCAGGCCACTGGCGAGCCGGAAGAGATCACATTGCTGGAATTTCACGTCGATTTGGACATCCCCGGCTACGAAGATGTGGACGAGGACGGCGAACCGACCGGCATCAAGCTGCCCTACGTGGTAACAGTAGACGAAATAAGCGCGAAAGTGGTCAGTGTGCGTCGAAACTGGGCAGAAGACGACCCGTTGAAGATACGAATTGAGTATTTTGTGCATTACATGCTGGTTTCTGGCCTCGGCGCCTACGGTTTGGGCTTTGTTCACCTAATTGGTAACCTTGCGAAGACAGCAACCGCTGCACTTCGTCAGTTATTGGACGCTGGAACGCTGTCTAACCTGCCTGCCGGCTTTAAAGCCAAGGGCGCGCGGATCGCGGACGACGACAAGCCAATTCAACCGGGTGAATGGCGCGATATTGACGCGGGTGGCGCTGAACTGGCCTCATCACTGCTGCCTTTGCCCTATAAAGAGCCCAGCCAGACACTGTTTGCGCTGTTGAGCTTCACTGTGGACGCCGGTAAGCGACTGGCGAGCATTGCAGACATGCAGGTAGGCGACGCCAACCAGCAGGCAGCCGTGGGCACCACGCTTGCGCTGCTTGAGCGTGGGTCGATGGTCATGTCAGCGATCCACAAGCGGCTCTACTACGCGCAGACACAAGAGTTCGAGATGCTGTTCCGTGGGTTTGGGAAGTACTTACCCCCCGAGTACCCCTATGATGTCCCCGGCGCATCTCGTCTTATTAAACAGAGCGACTTTGACAACAAGGTATCGGTTCTGCCGGTCGCGGACCCCAATATCTTCTCCGCTGCGCAGCGCATTACCCTAGCGCAGACCCAGCTGCAGCTGGCGCAGAGCGCCCCGCACATGCACAACCTGTACGAGGCGTACTACCGGGTCTACCAAGCGATGAACGTGCGGGATATTGACGGCATTCTGAAGACCCAGACCAACCAGATGCCCAAGGACCCGGCAAGCGAGAACATCGATGCGATTGACGGCAAGCAGCTCAAGGCGTTTGCGGGTCAGCAGCACGATTCGCACATCGCATCGCACCTGATCATGGGCATGTCGCCGCTGGTGCAGGGTAATCCGCTGGCCGCTGTTGAGTTGCAGAAACACGTCATGGAGCACGTCAGGCTGAAGGCTGAGGAAGACGCCGAGGCGGAACTGTTCCGTCAGTACGGCAGTGACCCGGACCGCATGGTCTCCGACATGCAGCGTGAGGCGATGATCTCCCTGAATGTTGCCCAGTACATGATGGATGTGAAGGCAATGCAGGGCCAGTTGTCTGGCGAGGGTGCAGGCCCCGACCCGATTGTCGCGCTCAAGGAGCAGGAGCTTCAAATGCGAGCCGCGAAGGATCAGGCGGACATACAAGTGAAGCAGCAGGGGCTGCAGAACGAGCAGATGCGCATACAGGAGAACTCTCAGGCCAACGACGAGCGCATTGCGTCGCAGGAGAAGATTGCTCAGGGGCGCTTTGAAGTTGCCAGAGAGCGCATTAACACACCAAAACAAGGCCCGGGGGGTGCGTGATGCCTTTAAGACAGGGAAAAAGCCAAAAAGTTATTAGTGACAACATAAAAACTGAAATTAAAGCGGGCAAGCCACAAAAGCAAGCCATTGCCATTGCTTTGAGCCAAGCGGGGAAAACCCGCAAAATGAAGGAGGGGGGTATCGTAAAACCAAAGATAATTAAACCGAGGATCGTTAAGAAAAAAGATGGCAATAGAGACGTAAAAATCTATTGATTTACGCCTTTCAGACGGTGGCGAAGACCTTCTGCTTACATGGAAATGACCATGCTTACTTTTGCTGAACATGTTTTAAAAGATATTAGAAAGATTGAGCACGATACACAGCAACTTGTGTTGAGCGGCGGAATCGGCGATATGGAGCGTTATCGGTATCTCATGGGTCGTTTGGAAGGTATTCGTCTTACAGAAGAAATTGTGAAAGACAGACTCAACAAACATTCAGAAGACTAACCGAGGACAACATATGCAAAAGCTGACCGCTTTAGAACAGAAATGGGCAGACGATAAGGCCAATCAAAAGCCCTCGCTCAATGACGCTTACACCGAAGAGGGTAAGGTCAGCAGTGAAGGGCTCCCGCAAAGTGTCTTAGATTTGATTCCGCAGCCGACAGGGTGGCGCATAGCGCTGCTGCCCTACCGTGGCGCCGGTACATCAAAGGGGGGCATTATGCTGACCAAAGAAACAACTGAACGCACTCAACTAGCCACTAACGTGGGCTACGTGCTTAAGCTTGGCCCATTGGCCTACGCGGATGAAAGCAAGTATCCGAACGGACCGTGGTGCAAGGCAGGCGATTGGGTGGTGTTTGGTCGTTACGCTGGCGCTCGCATTCAGATAGAGGGCGGAGAAATCCGTCTGCTAAACGATGACGAGATCTTGGGGATTGTGTCTGACCCTGCAAGCATTTTACACAAGTGAGGATGTATCGATGATTGATTCAAACGAGAAGTTAGAGTTTAGTCTTGGGGACGATGAGCAGCCGGCAACCGTCACCATTGATCAAGATGAAGGCGGTAAGGCGACCGCAACGGTGCAGGCTGGGCCGGATGCCGAGGAGCTTGAGCAGTACTCCGACAAGGTAAAGAAGCGCATTGATAAGCTGACAGCGCGCCTGCGTGAGACCGAGCGCCGTGAGCAGTCGGCCTTGGAGTACGCTAAGAGCGTACAGTCGCGCAACGAAGAGTTGCAGCAGCGGTATGCGCAGACCGCAGTGGAGCGGGTAGGTGAGGCCAAAGGGCGGGTTGAGACGCAGATTACCGCGCTCAAGAACGTGATTCGCCGCGCTCGGGAAGAGGGTGACATTGACACCGAGACCGAGGCTAACCAGCGCTTGACGGCTACCATCTGGGAGCAGCAGCAACTGGCGAGCCAAGAGCAGCAGGTGCGACGTATCCAGCAGGAACCTGCAAGACAGCAGGCTGCGCCGCAGCAACAGGCGCCGCAGCAACAGGCTCCACGCCCGGACGCCCGCGCGGAGGATTGGGCTGAGAAAAACACATGGTTTGGCTCCGACGTGGTGATGACGAACACGGTTCGTGGCATCCACGTAGAGTTGATCAAAAACGAAGGATTTGACCCAACGTCAGATGAGTACTATGATGAGATAGATCGCAGAATGCAGGAACTCTTTCCAAAGAAGTTTTCTGGGTCTGCGCAACAAACAACCAGAGCCAGCCGGCCCGTGCAAACGGTTGCCTCTGCTACCCGATCATCGGGAGTTAATAATTCAGCGCGCCGGTCAATCAGGCTAAGTCCTAGTGAAGTTGCGATGGCAAAAAAACTAGGGGTACCGCTTGAAAAATACGCCCAATACGTGAAGAGGTAATAACCATGAGCGATAACGACTTTGTTGTACCAAAATTAAATCGCAGTACTCGCGGAACTGAAACCCGAGAAGTTACTGCGCGTCGCAAGCCTTGGGCACCACCATCACGACTCGATGCTCCTCCCGCCCCAGCAGGCTATAAGCACCGCTGGATTAGACGAGAAGCCGGTGGAGTGGATGACAGAATGAATATCTCCTCAAAAATGAGAGAAGGCTACGAGTTAGTGCGCGCCGACGAATACCCTGAATTTTCGGGGCAGGGCTTGGATGACGGACGACACGCGGGCGTGATCTCTGTAGGCGATGTGGTTCTGGCACGAATTCCCGAGGAAACAGCAGACGAGCGACGGGCGTTTTATAAGAGCCGTACACACGATCAAATCAAGGCTGCAGACAACGACCTGTTGAAGAGCAACGCGCATTCAAGCATGCGTATCTCGGCGCCAGAGCGGCAGTCAAAAGTAAGCGTCGGCGGATCTCGATCCTCCGAATAACCTATATTTAAAGGAACTTTCACTATGGCAAACGTAGACAAAGCATTTGGCCTGCGCCCGCTTGGTAACTTGTCCGCCACTGGAGCTCAGAAGCAGTTCGCTTATGAGATCAACGACAACCAGTCTGGCGCAATTTATCAAGGGGATTTGGTCACACTCTCTAGCGGTTATGTCGTAAAGTACGATTCCACGCTGCACACTGTAGCGTTGGGCGTATTCAACGGCTGTAACTACATTGATCCTACAAGCGGCAAGCCCACTTGGAAGAACTACTACCCGGGTTCGGTTAACATCACTACCGGCGTTATCAGCGCAGAAGTGGTAGACGATCCCAGTCAGTTGTTCCTGATTCAGGCGGATGAAGACGTTGTGCAGGCAGATATCGGCTTGAACGCTAACATCGCCTACACTGCAGGCAGCAGCACCACAGGTCTGTCTGGCACTGAGCTAGACTCATCTACCATCGCCAACACTTCAACGCTGGTGTTGAAGGTTGTGGGCTTCTATAACAGTCCCAGCAACGAACGTGCTACAAATCACGTTGATGTTGTGGTTAAAATTAACGCACACATGTATGGCAGCGCTGGCGTTGCTAATACTGCGCCATAATAGGAGCTAACTCATGGCTATTTCTCGTTCCCAATTAGTCGCCGAACTTGAGCCGGGTCTTAACGCTCTGTTCGGTATGGAGTACGACAACTACGAAAATGAGCACACGGAGATTTATTCAATTGAATCTTCTGACCGCGCATTTGAAGAAGAAGTTATGCTCTCCGGTTTTGGCGAAGCACCCGTGAAGTCTGAAGGCGCAGGTGTCGAGTACGACAACGCGCAAGAAGTCTACACCGCTCGCTACACCCACGAAACCATTGCTCTGGCGTTCAGCCTGACTGAAGAAGCCGTAGAAGACAACCTCTACGACCGTCTGTCAGTGCGTTACACCAAGGCACTGGCTCGCTCAATGGCGCAGACCAAGCAGATCAAAGCTGCGGCCATCCTGAACGGTGCATTCACCACCTCAATCGGTGGCGACGGCGTTGCGCTTTGCTCAACAGATCACCCCACGCTGAGTGGTCCAAATCTGCGTAACGAGCTGTCTGTATCTGCAGACCTCTCTGAAACCTCACTGGAGCAGGCGCTGATCGACATCGCTGCCTTCACTGATGAGCGTGGTTTGAAGATCGCGATTCAGGGTCTGAAGCTGATCATCCCGAAAGAGCTGCAGTTCACTGCTGACCGTATCATGAAGTCAACCCTGCGCGTAGGCACAGCGGATAACGACATTAACGCGATCCGCAACATGGGCATGGTTCCGCAGGGCTACACTGTTAACCACTTCCTCGTTGATCCAGATGCGTTCTTCATCAAGACCGATGCGCCTAACGGCATGAAGATGTTCAACCGTGCTGCGATCAAAACCGGCTTTGAAGGTGACTTCGATACTGGTAACGTTAGGTACAAAGCGCGGGAGAGATACTCGTTTGGATTTTCTGATCCTCGCGGAATATTCGGCTCACCCGGTACTCCGTAAGCAAAATCAACGACTTACGTCGTTACTAAGGGCCCTTCGGGGCCCTTTTTTATTGTAATGGTAAAATAGCGATACAAGGCTTGACAACACTCTTTAGCGGGATTACTATCTAAAATACCCAGTAAGGAGAAGCTAAAATGGCTGTTATCTACCGCATTACAAACATGATTAACAACAAGTACTACATAGGCAGTGCGGAGTCTTTTGCTCGCCGCGAGTGGCAGCACAGGAACGATTTAAAAAGGGGTGTACATAAGAACCCGCACCTTCAGGCATCTTGGAACAAGTAC